CTCGTTTACTGAGTACAGTACGCCATGGGTGTCATCAAGACGACATTGTGGTTGATGTTCTGGCCCCTTATTTTGCATTTCTCAATATTGCGATTTGTCTTGAATTCTGTGTCACGGGCAGTGCACAGCGTTGTGGATCGGTTACAAGGAGTAATTGATTGGTTGGTGGATCGGCGGGATGATATAGAGGAATTAGCTGAATCATGGATTGGGAAGTACCATGATGACGCGACAACCCCTATTGAAGCCGAGATACTGAACTGTCGTATCAATAGGAAGCCCCACAGGTTTGCCCGGTATCTTGCGAAGAGGGCCTATTTACAGTTTGGCCATCGCAAGAAGAGTGACGCTGATATGATGGTGACGAGGAAGTGGCTCCGTAATTACGTGCAGGAGCATTACACCTCGTTGCGGTTGCAGCACCAGATTGAAGCTATTGATGAAGCGCTATTCCTCTCATACATTCCAACAGAGACATATCAGGAGTGCGAGGAGTATGCTGCAACTAAGGCCTATACGGAGTTGCTCCCTACGGGGGGTGCTCCTTTATAGGGGTGCCCAGTGATTCTACAGGGCCAGACTGGAGCTGAAACGAGAGCCCCTATTGTCGAGTCTGGCTTGGTGTCTGTAGGGCTCAAATCATTGGGTATGGTTAAGGATAGGATGTTTGTGCGCATCTCCGGGCTTTCCGGGGGTGTTGCCTTGATTCCGTTTAGTCACACCTTCTCAAATCTAAAACGTGCGGTTGCAGAACGAGTCTTTTTCGTTAAAGGGAAAGACGGTGAATTCTGTCGCCCGCCTCAGCCGGTGTCGTTTGCCCGCACGCTATCAGGCGTGCGAGCCGCGCTCTCCCGGCACCTGCCTAAGACCACCCCGTGGAGTATTCCAGAGTTTCTGGCTTCATGTAAGGGTCGTAAGAAGCAAGTGTACGAGCGCGCTGCTGAGAGTCTCTTGCGTGAGAATCTCAACAGAGGTGATTCGTCGGTGGAGGTATTCATTAAGTATGAGAAGACCGATTGCACGAGTAAAGCTGACCCTGTGCCTAGGGTTATATCCCCACGTTCGCCGAGGTACAATATATCCGTGGGTAGATATTTGAAGAAGCTTGAGCACATGATGTTCAAGTCGATTGCAAAGCTTTACGGATCACCTACCGTAATTAAAGGTTATAATGCATATGAATCTGCTACAATACTCCGCAAGAAGTGGGACAGTTTTGCGACTCCTGTGGCCATCGGCCTTGACGCGTCTCGGTTTGACCAACATGTGTCCTTGGATGCTTTGATCTGGGAACACGGTGTTTATTTGGACTGCTTTCCGATCAGGAGGCATAAGAATGAATTAAGGTCGTTACTCGAGCAGCAATTGAGGAACCGATGTGTAGGGTATGCCCCTGATGGCAGGCTCTCGTACACAACGGAGGGTACTAGGATGTCTGGTGATATGAACACCTCGCTTGGCAATTGTCTACTCATGTGTAGCATGATTTATGAATATTCTATGCAACGCAGCGTCTCTGTTCAGCTCGCGAACAATGGAGATGACTGTGTGGTGATCCTCGAGAAATCTGATTTGGAACGGTTTTCCCAGGGGTTGGATGAGTGGTTCACTCAAGTCGGGTTCACTATGAAAGTTGAAAGACCCGTGTTCTCTTTTGAGGAAATTGAGTTCTGCCAAACCCACCCTGTGTTTGATGGTAGCAGGTGGATAATGATGCGTAATCCATTGACTGCTATAGATAAGGACACCGTTCTACTACAACCGTATCAAACGCGTAAACAGGTAGCTAACTGGATGTACGCTGTAGGACAGGGAGGTCTCCGTCTCACTGGGGGACTGCCTGTGTGTCAGAATTTCTATCGAGCGTTGCGACGGTATGGGAGTGGCGGTCGAAAGTTTGTGGAGTATAGATCGTGGTATGTGCGTAAGATGACAGAGGGTATGGATCGTGATTTCGGGCCTGTTACACCCGAAGCTAGAGCATCATTCCATACAGCCTTTGGCATCACTCCACAAGAGCAAATACAATTGGAGTTATATTTCGACCGTTGGCAGTATACTGCCCAGGTGAGGACTGGTGACCATGACCAGTTTGCTCACCGTCAATTTCCCATGTGATGACTTGTTGGGGTGTGGTGGTTTAAATGGACCAAAACGTTGCCCCCGTCTAGGGGGCGTAAAGATTTACGTGCTAACCAAAATGCCGAACGACTGCACGGATCCTGCCACTGGTAC